CAGTCATCTTTGCCCATTTAGCATGTTCGGTAACTTTGCCCTTGCAGACATATCCGTAATATGGCTTGCCTGTTTTAGAGATACCTTGTTTAAGAATATGACCATGCTCGCAAGCAGGTGGCTCTTTTGGTGTTGAACTGCCTATCGCATCAACTGCTTCAGCAACTGACCAAGCCTGAGGATCATCTTGTTTATTATCAACTGCAAATGAAGCTCTTAAAGCATCCTCAACAGCTGCTGATTTAGATCCGGGCGCACCATAACGCCTTTCCTGTAATTTCTTTTCGTAAGGATTTGGCTGATTATTATTTACCTTAGCCATTTCCTCTCTTGAAGCGCGTTTGCCTTTAGCTGCGAAACCAGCATTTGCGAGCGCACGACCGATCGCTGAAGTTTCACAATTCTCCAATGCAGAAGTTGAATTAACACCCTTCTCCGTAATGACCTCAAAAGCAAGGCCAGTTGAACACGGCTTTGCGTCCGCTTCTGTTTTGAATAGTTTAGCCATAACAATGAATCGAGTGTTTGAGGCCTCGATAAGTTCTGTTTCAATTCGTCCATCTGGATATTCTCCATTCCATTTCTCTAATCTACTTTCAACTGTTTCATAATCTGCTAAGTTAAACATTATTCCTTCCATTCAAAATTTTGATCTTGGACTGCTTCGAGAACTGTCCTATAGATAGCACCATAGGCGACAAAGTCTTTAACTGAGTCATAGTGATCTGGAGTTTCAGTAAGCCTAGAAACCTTGACCAACGCCATACATAAAGCAGCTTGGTGTGGTGTGATTGGGTGATCAAGATATGCACTCCACAATCCTGCAATTCTTTTGTGATTGTAGTATGGATGGCCGTAGACACTTCCACGCTCTTGGATTGTAGCAATGACCTCATTTAACAGATCCTCAGTTTTTGTCATAATCAAATACCTGATCTGACTTCATTTTTCTAACGCGCTCTTGGTGTTCTAAACTAGCACGCCACCCATCCTGACGGCCTGACCAATAGCCATTTTCGTAGTGTTCATTATTTGTGTGCTTTATTAGCCACCATGCAACTGCCATGCTTCCGGCAATTAATAACCACATGCCTAGTATTTCCATTATTACTCCCGTTCCGCAAAACATTCGTTTGCGTTGGGATTAGTATGACTGGATTTACCGACAGCGCAATAACTTCTTGGCGCGTGTTTTATAACGATTAGATAACGCTAATATCCTCAAAGTCATCGATATGGTCATCAATCGTCCTATCCCGATAATCGGTTTCACGCCCCATAACTCTTTCCTAGAGCTGTAAATGAGCCATCTTTATTAATTGGGATAAGCGTTGGAGTCATGTTTTTACCATTCCATTCAAGGATCGCTATGCCCATTTGCCAGTTGGCGAGGCCTTTTGTGTAACTGGCCTTAGCCTTATTCATTAAGTTTCCGACCTCTATGCCATATAAAGGCCTGTAATGGCCTCCTAAGCCCTCAGAAAAGGCTGACATACCTAACTTATGGGTGTGGCCACAAACTACGCTCTTACCGGCTTTTCTGGCCAGATTTAGGGCAGTTATGCCAGCATTAGGATTTGAGTTACCTTCGTCGCCATGAGCCAAGATCCAGCCCTTTTCAAACTCGTAGAATGATTTGTGGAAAGTTATGCCTAAAGAATCAAAATCCATAAACTTGGAGTATTGCAGCTCAGGTAGGCTAATCAAGCCAGGCACTTTCAATAAAGTGTTGTAAAGCCTATCGGTGTGATTTGATCTAACAATATGAGCTTCTTTAGCATTCTCAGTTAAAGCCCAAAGAATATCTTGAGTTGCTTTACGATCAGAATCAAGGGTTTGTTGATAAGCCAAAGGTGTTTTCTCAGCCCAACGGCTAATGGTTTGAAAATCAATTTCATCTCCAACACAAAGAACAGAATCAAACTTCTCTTTGCGTGCTAACTTAATGACATTCTTAACTGCTACTTCGTGATGGTAGGGGATTTGTAAATCTGAGATTACCAAGTATCGCTTAATCTTCATCCTCATCGGGAGTAGGAATAGTTGGGATTATTCCCTTATCGCCTACGATCCAGTCAGGCATAGACTCAGGGTTATCCATTAGATAAAGCGCACATGACTCACTAAATCCAGCCTTGCGTGCAGCTCTAAACATTTCATGTTTGGCAATATAGAAAACCTCTAATTTACTTAAAGGCTCAGGAGTGTGGCGAACTACTCTCCGGTTTACTTTTTTTCGTTTAGTGTGTTTCCGTGTGTTCGCCATGATTAAATTATGACTTGCTAATTATTGTAAATAGATCATCGACACGCTTTTCAAGTCGATTTAATTGATCCTTCATAGAACTGCCACCATTAGGCTTAAGTTCACTTAGGAAACTTTTAATAACCCATCGTAGAGCCAGCAATAAAGCGCTTGCGATACTTATAACGCCAACGCCAAATGCGACTAATTCGTTCGGACTCATTTTTCGCTAAGACCATAATCCGCTTCACTCCCTGATTTTGGATCTAATGCTTTTGCTACTGGAGCAACAACAGCACCAAGTAATGTTGCATAGGCTGGATGAATATCAGCCACGATTGCTAAAGCAACTGTTATTCCACTAGCTGCCACAGCTCTCAAATATGACTTGATTGCTGCTTTGTGTTTCTTTGATAGTTTCATTATTTGCCTCCTAGTAGTGGGATGTTAAAGAAATTGCCTGGTTGATTTGGCTTAAATGAAATGTGAATATGCCGATGATGGGGATTAATGCCCCGATATTTAATGAACTTCCAGAATGACTTAGCACTAGCAATTTTGCCTGCATGGATTACATACAGAATACGCTTATCTGTTTTTGCTGCCTGTCGAATCTGATCTGCCAAATCGAAACTAATTCCTTCTTGGTCAGAAAGGCGAGCGTCAATGTCGATGGCGCATACTTCACCCTGTTCATTTGGGTTATGCTGACTGACTCTGGCTGAATGACGAGCATCACCAATCCACCCATCGCTGGCACGCTTGCGATCAGGGAAGCAGTCATCAGTTTGTTCTCTTAACTGAACAGCAGCTTTAGATAACCAAGCCTTCATTAGCCAAGTATCGTTTTAAGTTCATCGGCAGTTAAGCCAATGCGATCAAGGATTGTTTGCTTTTCAACAACCTTTGCTTTAAGTTGAGCATTCAATTGAGCAACTTCAATTTCGTCAATTTTTTGTTGATCTTTTTCAGCCTTGTTTAATTCTCTAACAATTTCTTCGCCTGTTTCACAATTTACAATTAACTTACTCATTATGATAACCCATACAATCTAATTGTTGTGTTTGTGTGATTAGAAAAATTACCTGTTCCTGCAAGTCTTACCATATCAATTGAAGTTATTGCAGTTGTTGAATTAAAAGTTCCACTACCTTCAACAAAAGTTCTATTAGTATTTCCTGCATCATAATAACTTGTTTCTATATGATAGAATTTTAGTTTTGTAGAAGATGTATAATTATCAATTAACAACATTCCATTTGCTTTTTCTTGTAGATTTGCTGAAGAAGCGCCTGAAGCAAAAGAATACCCATTTGCCATAGAAGTTTTTGCGCCAATTTCTACATCAGGATTTACATTAGTCATAAAACCAACGGCCTCAGCATAAACCGCACCACTATTATTGTTTAATCTAATTGAAAATTGTGTTGTCGAAGCGCTAACTCCAACACCATTCCACACTAATAAAAGTTGCTTATATGTCTGTGGAATTGATGATAAAGATAAAGTTGTTAAGGCACTTGCTACAGTTTCAGATATTAAAGTCATGCCACCGCCAGCAGCAGGTGTAACCCACTCAGGGGCGTTAGCGCCAGAATTTACAGTCAATACTTGACCAGCTGTTCCAAGTCCTAATCTGGTTTTAACATTTGCAGTAGATGAGCGATAAGCAATATCGCCAAGAGTTGTTTCAGGGTTTAAGTTCTTAACTGTGGTATCAACAGATGAACCAAGTGTGCGAATAGCAGCTGCGCCATCTTTTACTAGCGCGGTGTCATCTGGAGTAGTCCAGCTATAATTGGTAGTGGTTGCCATATTATCCTATCCTCATGCGACTATTGTAGCGTATTCCCAAGTTAATGTTGGGCTTAAAGTGTTCCATGCCTCTGTGGCTGGAGTTGTATTCCAACGCATCGCCACTTGGCTAAATGCAACTGGAGAAA